GAAGAAGGCAGTCCCTCGCCGGTGCTTATTGTACGGCGTGCATGGGATCGGTAAGAGCAGCTGGGCAGCGCAGGCTCCCGGCGCGGTGTTCTTCGACTTCGAGGACGGGCTCAACGATATCGACTGCAGCCGGACAGAGCATCTGCTCTCGATGGAGATGGTCGACGAGGCGTGTCGGTTTCTGGAAACTGAATCGCATCAGTTTCAGACGCTCGTCATCGACTCGGCCGACTGGCTGGAAAGGCGAATCTGGGATCTGGTCGCCGAGCGTGGCGGAAAGAAGTCCATCGAGGATTTCGAGTTTGGCAAGGGGTACAAGCTGGCCGGGGCTGTCTGGCAGAAATTCCTGAAGCGGCTCGACTGGATCCGGACAGAGCGACAGATGACGGTGGTCATCCTGGCACACAGCCAGATTGAGAAGCAGTCTCCTCCGGGGACTGAAAGCTACGATCGATACAGTCCGGCTCTGCACAGAACAGCCTCCGCGATGGTGCAGGAATGGTGTGACGAGGTGCTCTTCGCTCAGTTCCGCACGTACACCAAGACGGAGGACGAGGGTTTCGGCAAGAAACGGACGATCGCTCTCGGTGGAACTGATCGGATCGTCAGAACGCAGGAGTCGGCGACGGCTCTGGCAAAGAACCGGCTGGCCATGCCAGCAGAGATCGAATTCAGCTGGTCAGCGTATAGCCAGCACATCAGCGGCAACATCAGCGGCGTCGTCGTGGACGGCAGCAGCAAGAAAACGGAGGCATGATCAATGGGGATGAATCTGGAGGGTTTCGACGCCGAGAAGGTCGAAGTGAACGGCGAGTATGCTGCGCTCCCGGCAGGGGAGTACCAGGCCATCATCGTCGAGAGCGAAGAGAGGTCGACGAAGGCCGGGAACGGCAAGTTTTTGGAGCTGCGGCTGAACATTCAGGGTCCGACACATCAGGGGCGGATCCTGTTCGATCGGCTGAATCTGGTGAACCAGAACGAGACAGCGCAGCAGATCGCCAGGGCGACGCTTTCCTCGATCTGTCGAGCGGTGAACGTCCTGACGCCGAAAGACAGCTCAGAGCTCCATGGAAAGCCGCTGACGATCGTCGTGAAGACTCGCGAGTACAACGGCGAGATTCAGAACGAGATCAAAGGCTACAAGCCGCGACAGCTGGCTGGCGGCGGCGGTCACATGATCGCCGAGGCGTTCGGAGGGAATCAGCCAGCTCCGGCAGCCAGCGGGCGGCCGTGGTGATCTGATCCCTGTTTCTGTGGTTCATGGCCTCCGGGAAACCGGGGGCCTTTTTTACGGAGTAGGCAACGTGGAACCGAGGGACTATCAAAAAGCAGCCGATCAGGCTGTCTGGGATTATTTGAGAGCATCACAAGACGGTCATCCGCTGATCGTTCTTCCGACAGGGGCGGGGAAGTCTCTGGTGATCGCCATGCTGATTCAGCAGGCTCTGGAGTATGGCGGCCGGGTCATCTGCCTGGCACATCGGAAGGAGCTGCTGGAGCAGAACCGGGAGAAGATTCTGGCTCTCTGTCCGGGGATTCAGGTGGGGCTGAATTCTGCTGGGCTTCGCCGGCATGACTTTGACTCTGACGTGATCTGCGCAGGGATTCAGAGCGTCTATCGAAAGGCTCTGGAGTTTGGCCGACGTGAGCTGATCATCGTCGACGAGGCACATCTGATCAGCGGCTTTGAGGACAGTATGTACTCCCGATTTATCGGGGATCTGGTGAAGGTGAATCCCAGGGCCAGACTGGTCGGGCTAACGGCGACGCCATACCGAACCGGAGAAGGACTGCTGTCTGGTCCGGATCGGCTATTCTCTGAGATCGTTTACGAGGCATTCACGGGTGATCTGATCGCAGCTGGCTATCTCTGCCCGCTGACAAACAAGCCGACAGACAAGCCCGTGGACGTGTCAGGCGTGGCAGTCCGCGGCGGTGAGTTCGTGCAGAAGGCCATGGAACAGGCATTCGACCAGGACGACATCGTCGAGGCAGCCTGCCGGGAGCTGGTCAGCAAGGCTGCCGGGCGGCGGTCGGTGATTGTGTTCTGCTCTGGTGTGGATCACGCCGAGCATGTCGCCGAGCAGCTGGCAGAGATGACCAGTGACCAGATCGGGGTGATCACTGGCCAGACTTCGAAGGATGAGCGGGCGAAACTGCTCCAGCATTTCCGGGATGGCGTTCTCCGGTGGCTGGTGAATGTTGACGTCCTGACCACTGGATTCGATGCTCCCCGCGTCGATTGCGTGGCAGTCCTCCGAGCGACCATGTCGCCGGGGCTGTTCTGCCAGATCGTCGGGCGGGGGCTCCGGCTGCATCCCGAAAAGTCCGACTGTCTGGTCCTTGACTTTGGTGGCAACATTCAGCGGCATGGCTCGCTGGATTCTCCGGACTACGGCCGAGACACTGGCGGCCGATCCCGTTCGCAGGTGCTGGAGGATGAGACGGCCGAGCGGGAACCAGCGCGGCCGGCAGAGGTGATCTGCCCGAGCTGCGGGAATGGCGTCGCGGCTCGTTTCGCGTTCTGTCCGGAATGCGGGGCCAACATCCCGGAGGCGATCCGGCATGAGGCGACGGCTGACGTCGATGGTCAGCTGCTCGGGGAGGAGGGGCCGGTTTCGTGGGTGGTGTCTGACGTCTTCTGGCGGAAGCACACAAAGAAGGGCGACATCGATGCTCCTCCGACTCTCTGCGTCTCGTACTGGGTTCACCGGGCCGGAGCTGACGGCAATCTGGAGCAGCAGGAGGTCAGGGAGTGGGTTTGCTTTGACCATCAGGGATTCGCGAGGACGAAGGCGGAACGATGGTGGCAGGATCGCAGCGAGACTCAGGAACCGGCGAGCGTGACAGATGCTCTGCGTCTGCTGGATATTGGAGCCTGTCGCCAGCCATCGATGATCACGACTGTGAAGGAAGGCAAGTGGCGGCGGATCGTGGGCGTCGACTATGCTGAGCATAAGCCAGCTCTGGATGATCTGGCGGCCATGGCAGCAGAAAACGTCGAACCTGCGGAAGGGCTCGACGACTGGATGCCATTCTGAGGAGCTGCAGGGATGATTGAATTCAGATGCTGGCATACGGACAAGCTGCTGGCAACCAGCGAGCAGGCGACGACAGATGTTGGGCCTTCGGACGTCCTCAGAGTGGACATGGATGGCGGGGATGTCCGGGTAATGGTGGTCCACTCACGGACAACGCATGTAACAGAACAGCCGGAGAGAACGGTCCTCCGGGTGACAGAATTGGATGTCGAGATTCAGGAGTAGGCAACAGTGCAGAAGTACAGCGGAATCCCGGAGGAGCTGAAGGATCGGCGGATCTGGATGCTCTGGCTCAATGAACAGGGAACGAAAATTCCCTATCGAACAGGAGGCACGCGGGGCAGCTCAACAGATCCGACAGCATGGACGACGTTCGACAGCGTCTGCAGGCAGGAGGATCTATACGCGGGGATCGCAATCGCGATTACTCACCCATACACAGGAATCGATCTGGACGGCTGTCTCGACGCTCACGGGCTGCTGGCTGACTGGGCAGCAGCCATCGTCGAGGAGTTCCGCGGCGTGGCATACTGTGAGATCTCTCCATCAGGAACTGGCCTGAAACTGATTACGCGAGCGCGAAAGCCAGCCGCGGCGAAATGCGTCGCGAAAATGGGGGAGGGCAAATGCCAGGTCGAGATCTACGACAAGGGCCGATTCTGGGCCATGACTGGCAGGGTCTGGTCTGGGATGGATTCTATCGGGGACGGCTCCGAGGCTCTCAGGCGGCTCTGTGAGCGGCTCTGGCCGGCAGCTGAGGCAAAACCCGTTCAGATGGTCCGGATCGGCTCTGTGAGCGATCTGGCTGACCGTGCGCGGCAATACGTCGAGCGGGTTCCGGGTGAAGTCCGTGGAAACCTGCGGAATGCGGCGTTTAAGCTGGCCGGGAATCTCCATGCGTTCGTCGGTGATTCTGGTGAGCGGCTGTCAGATGCAGACGTCGAGGAGCTGCTGACCAGCTGGAACCAGCGCAACTCGCCACCTTTGCGGCAGGATGAACTGGCCGAAGCGACTGTCAATGGACGGAAAAACGGGACGCTCCCGGCTGACAAGGTTCCGGGGATGATGAGGATTGAACAGGATTCAGAAGTCGACATCTCCGGCATTCTGGCCGGCGGTCGGTCAGAGCCTGAACCGGAGCGGGAAAAGCTGGCCGATCCGGGGGCATTCCCGGCAGATCTGGAGATTCCGGGCCTGATCGGTGAGCTGATCGACTGGAATCTCAGGACAGCCCACTATCCGCTCCCGGAACTGGCCATGGCCGGGGCGCTCGCTCTCATGTCGACGATCACGGGCGGCAAGGTCGAGAATCCGGAGCACAGCCGGACGAATCTCTACATAGTCGGTCTGGCTCCATCTGGCGGCGGTAAGGATCATTCGCGGCGACTGAATCGGCAGATCCTCCGGGAATCCGGGGCTCCGGAGATGGTCGGGCCAGAGCGGTTCGGCTCCCATGCTGGGATCGTTTCGGCTCTCGATGCTCAGTGGTGCCAGCTGTTTCAGGTCGACGAGATCGCTCATCTGATCATGGCCATGCAGCACAAGTCAGCTCCCCATTTGGCGAATATCTCCTCGATTCTGATGCAGGTCTACAGCTCTGTCGGCGAGATCTTTACGGCTGACGCATACGGCGACAGGGCAAAGGTCAAGCAGCTGCACTATCCCCATGCCGTGATCTACGGCTCTGCTGTTCCGGAGGGATTCTGGGAAGCTGTCAGTGAGGAGAATCTGAAGGGCGGTCTGATCGGGCGGACTTTGGTCTTCGAGTCGCCGAAGTACGTGGCCAGACAGAAGCCAGAACGGTCGAGAGAGCTTCCAGCGTCGATTCTGACGCATTCCCGGGCGTGGGTGCAGCTGAAGACTCACGGCGGCAACCTGGAGGCGTCTGGCGTCAGCGGTGGGGCACATCCGAAGATGTTACACTGGTCGCCAGAAGCGGAGCAGCGGCTCGACAGCCATGGCGACAGGATCAGTGACAGGAGAATCGAGGAAGATCCGGTGACAGCTGCGATCTGGAGCAGGGCCAGCGAGAAGACGAATAAGATCGCCATGCTGTTCGCCTGTTCTCGTTTCGATGGCGGTGAGTGGCCTCAGATCGAGCTGGAAGACGCAGAACGGGCGATCCGGCTGAACAACTGGCTGACGCGCAAAATGCTCTGGCAGGCCGACAGGCACGTATCACAGAGCGACTTCCATCGCAATTGCAATTACGTCCTCCGAAAGCTGCAGGAGACTTCCGGGCAATGGATGGCTCTCGGAGATCTGACCAGAAAGACGCGGCGGCTGAATCCTCGGGATCGTCGTGACATCCTCCAGCATCTGCTGACGGAGGGCACGATCGAAGCCGAGGACATCGCCAGCGGTGGCAGGCCGGGGCAGCGATTCAGGGCCAGATCGTGAGAAATCTTTCTTCCGTTTTGGGGTGGGAAGAAAGTGGGAAGAAAGTCCCAGCCGGAAAATCGGGTCGACTTTGTTCCGACTTTCTTCCCTATGGGGTGGGAAGAAAGTCCGCGACGTAAGTAATGTAAGTATATATATTTATATAAATAGAAATACTTTATTCCTTATTTCCATGGTATGTACTGTTCT